AAAGAATTATCAGCAGAGGACTGGAAAATGCTGTTTATGTGCGAATGGCCTCTCGCTAACGAGGAGCTGGCAGAATGAGCAAACGTAGAAATAATAAGCGAGCAACAACTGATCACAATTCAAAACCAGGCAATGGCCCAACAGCAGAGGCTTTCAGCTTTGGCGATCCTGTTCCTGTTCTGGACCGCCGCGAACTGCTGGACTATGTGGAATGCGTACAGACAGATCGCTGGTATGAGCCGCCAGTGAGTTTTGACGGCCTGGCGCGAACCTTCCGCGCCGCCGTGCATCACAGCTCCCCCATCAGTGTTAAGCGTGACATTATCAGCAGTACCTATATTCCGCATCGTCTTCTCAGTCAGCAGGCATTTACCCGTTTTGTGCAGGACTATCTGGTTTTTGGTAACGGCTACCTGGAGAAGCGCACGAACCGGTTCGGTGAAGTTATTTCGCTGGAGCCTGCACTGGCAAAATACACCCGGCGCGGGCTTGACCTTGAAACATACTGGTTTGTGCAATACAGCCTGACGACACAGCCGTATCAGTTCACAAAAGGTAACGTCTTCCACCTGATGGAGCCGGATATCAACCAGGAGATTTATGGTCTGCCAGGTTACCTTTCTGCCATTCCATCCGCCCTGCTCAACGAGTCCGCCACGCTGTTCCGTCGAAAGTATTACATTAACGGCAGTCATGCTGGCTTCATCATGTACATGACCGATGCAGCGCAGAATCAGGAGGATGTGAACAATCTCCGCAACGCGATGAAAAGTGCCAAAGGTCCTGGTAACTTCCGTAACCTGTTTATGTACTCGCCTAACGGCAAAAAGGACGGGCTTCAGATCATCCCGTTGTCAGAAGTCGCAGCGAAAGATGAATTTCTGAACATCAAGAACGTGAGTCGGGACGACATGATGGCGGCACACCGCGTACCGCCGCAAATGATGGGTATCATTCCCAACAACACTGGCGGCTTCGGTGATGTGGAAAAGGCGAGCCGTGTTTTCGTCCGCAATGAACTGATGCCACTGCAAAAGCGACTGCAGGAGCTTAACAACTGGCTTGGTGAAGAGGTGATCCGTTTTGAAGCCTATGACTTAGGACTTAAGAGCAAACGAGGCTGACATACTCACAACATCAATAACTGACCAATTCTCACAACGCCCCAGCAGCATTCTGCGGGGCGTTTTTTTGTCCTGACATTTTCCCTCCTACACAAAATGAGGCCGCCAGCGGGCCAGAGGCTGCTCCGGATTTTGGCCATTTTACCCCATTGCGCGCGCTCGTATCCCCGCCACGCCTGCCCGCTTTATGTAGTGGTTTTCATGCGCCTGCATGACATAAGCAAAAGCCCGCCATTCCTGGCGGGCCTCAGCTAAAACGATCCTCAAACGATCATGCGGATTCATGCGGCATAGTCATGCAGCACAATTCCTTTGCCCCACTATATCCTTTGTGGCAGAAATTGAGGAAAATGATTCATAAATACTCATATTTCGGAGGATATATGGCAGTTCTATTTTTATTTGGCGCAGGTGCGAGTTTTGGCAGCGGTCCATGTAGTCCATCCAATCCACCTCTTGGTAAAGATCTGCTTATCCGCATGCGTGAAAAAGGTGGAGTTGCTTCAACTATTGATGGCGCTCTATTGGAGAGTTTCATTGCAGATCCTGAACAAGGAATGATTAATTTTTTCAATGAACGAAATTGCGAGACAACTCACCTCCTAAAGCAGATGTGCGCCTATCTTGCACAATTTCGGGTCGAGAAAGGAAACACCTACATAAAACTGTTTAACCTATTAAAAAAAAGAAAAAACATATGTATGGCAACAACTAATTACGACCTATTAATTGAACAAGCTATATGCTCTGTTGGCTGTCTTGTTCAATATCACTCATCGAAGCGCAATAGAAATAACATACCGGTATTAAAAATACATGGCTCAGTAAACTTCATACCAGTTGCAAATATCGTTAATATCGATTTCGAATTACCTGATTGCGAGAACTCTGCAATATTCGATGGTTCAATTGATATTTACAACGATGAGCAAGACGTGATTGCATACTGCGAAAGTGATTCTGCCCTCTCACCCGCAGTTGCATTATATCATCCCAAAAAAAGCGTATTGCACTGCCCCTCATTTGTTAAGTATCAGCAGGAAGAGTTTCGTTCTGAGGTTGAACGTTCATCCAAGATATTCATTATTGGACTTAAAATAAATCCAAATGATGAGCATATTTGGTCTGAAATTGAAAAAACTTCAGCCGACGTCTACATAGTAGACAAGGATAAAGAATCTACTATCACCTGGGTTAATAGCTTGAGCAAAAAGAACATTTACCACATAGCTGATACTTTTGATGAATCGATTGTGAGAATTAAAAACATTCTGCAATTATAGATAACAAAACCATTATAAAGTACCAATGATGGGCTAACGCCTCGCCCCGCTCGTTGTTCAACCTTGCTGGCGTCAGTATCAAGTCCTGCCGCCAGCAACGTTCCTCAGTGCAGCCAGCTGTCGTCTTCCCAAACCTGCTGCATAATTTCCATTACCCGCTTTTTGTCTTCATCAAGCTTTAAGCCACTCAGCTCAACGCCGTTTGCCGACCCTTTACGGATGCGAATAGCTGTCTTTGGATAGATGGGCTGCAGGTTGCGGTAAAGCTCGGACTCCAGAGCGTCCAAGGTTACCTGGCTAATCTTTTGCTCTTTATCGATCATTATCTCAATTCGCATAGGGACCCCTAACTGGAAATATCCATTGATCGGCTGTATTCATGGCTACGAATTTTCGCCATCAGCTCATCGGTCAACTCAGAAGCCCACTGAAGAGCCAGCTGCTTTTCTGCATCATCACACTCGCTAGCCGCTACAAGCTTGATAAAAAAATCAATGCGCTGGAGCTTCAAAGACTCCAAAAGGTAATCCTGCATTTTCCCTCCTATCACTACTACTGGACAAACATAACTGTATGTATATCCACTGTTTATATATACAGTATAGAAGAGATTTCTATTTGTAAAACCCTTTTTTCAATTTCAATCAGATACCTCTGATGGGATCACCAAACAGGAATATTCAGACGATACTCACGAATACCACTGCCGCCATTTATCATCTTCCTGTAGCCGCTGGTTGCGGTAGAAAATGCGCAGCCCGGCCCCGGACGGAATGCTGCCGCCACGTAAAAGCAGATCCACCTCTGTTTCACTCGCTTCAAACCCTCTGGACCTCAACTCAGCGTCGAGCTGCTGGCGCTGCTGCTCGTTAACTTCCTGTTTGTACCCTTTCCGCCGTTTCGGTTTTACCAGCCTCAGCCTGGCTGTCAGCTCCCGCCGTTCCTTCGCACTCAGATCGTGAAGGTCCGGCAGCGCGTCAGTTTCTTCGGTTTCTGGTAATTCGCCCCCTGATTGGTTCAAAATTTCAACAGGGGGACAGTTATTGCCACGAGTCCAAGGGGCGCAAGCGCCCTGGTCGGCTGCAGCCTCCTGAACGTCAACGGCCTTACGAACCATTTTCCACTTCACTGCATGAGTGCAGATCTTGCCCTCTGCAATGGGTGACCAGATGCCATAAATACGAATGCCGTGATCGCCATAGGCGGTCGGCTCTTCGTTGATTTCATAAGCGGTTCTGATGAGGTGATATTTGCGGGGAACCAGTACGCCGCCCTGCTTCATGATGTAGGTGGCAAAACAACCAGCATCAGCAGCAGCCAGGATGGCATCAAGGCGTGGGTTATCCAGTACCGCCGCACCTGCTTTTTTGTCCCCCTGTTGCCTTGCCGCCTGACCAGCCAGCAATCGCAGTTCACGGTAAGCCTGACGCCCCGGAATGCCAAAGAAGCGGAATTGCTGAACACGATGAAGAGACGCCCAGGCATTAACGTATTCAGCGTTATCACGCAGGGATTTACCCGTTTCCTTGCTGATCTCGCCAGCCAGACCACGCCCGTCAATGTTCTTACTGATGTATTTCGCGATGTAGCTTGTTGGCGTACCTTTGCGCGGGTTTATCAGCTCAGACTTAAAGCGTGGTCCTGTGTTATTACCCAGCTCCTCGCGGTCTTCACTGATGGCAAACTTACGCAACAAAGCAGTAATGGCGCGGCGATCTTTTTTGCGCATAAAACACAACAGGTGCCAGTGAACTGTACCGTCATGATGCGGCTCAGCCACCCGCACGCCATACCAGCGCAATCCGGCTTTGTACATCGCCTTACGAAATGCAGCAAACATGCCGACCAGATAATCACTGCTTTGTCTTACCGTCGCATTTGTCCAGGTTGGGTTGGGCCTGCCGTTATTTAGCGTGGAATGGAAACGTGACGGACAGGTGATGGTGTAGAAAACGGCGCAGTCACCGCGCATTTCCGCGATAAGCTCCAGACCTTTAACACATGCCATCATCTCATTGCGGCGATGCGCCGGGTTGCTACTACTGGCGTTTACCACGTCCTCCATATCCAGCGTGTCGCCGTCTTCGTTCACCAGTTCATGAGAACGGAAAAACTCCAGCGACTTACGGCGCTGCTCACGTTTATGCATCACGGCTTCATAGCTGACATAGGGAGATGCTTTTTTGCTGACCAGGCAAACAGCACGCAACTGCTCTTCCCGCCATTCGCAACGCATCTTCCATAATTTCCGATACCACCAGTCGGCGCACAACATACGCGCCAGCGAACCCGGAATGAGTTCATAGGGTACGGGTTTACGGCGGTTTCTTTTCCGGCGGAGTTGCTCAAACGCAGGCGGTATGACATCCAGTCGCAGGGTTTCTGCTGCCACCTTTTCCCATGTCTTGCGGATTTCTTCTGGCTTAACATCATCGGTGGCGTACAAATCACCACAAGCGGCATCAAGACACATGCTCATATGCGCAGCGACAAGAGTAGACAGGCGTTTCACCTGATCCTGACTCATTTCAGGCAGGATCAGCAGGCCGTCCAGCCCTTCATGGCTTGCCATAAAGCGAAAAGAAGTGGATAGCTGACTGTCGCGTACATGCTCCAGTCGTTCCAGACATGGCTTAATCGTCTCACGCAAATAGCGGGAATAAGCCTTTGGCCTGCCCAGGCTGCTGAAGTATTCAATACGTTGCATCAGCGGCTTGCTGATATGGGAGGGCTGGGCTTTAACGTCCGCCAGTATGACCATGTCCGGATTAAAACGCTGCTGCTCATGCGCCAGCTTTGCCCGGCTAATGAGCTTATCCTGCTCCATTTCGCGTTGGACAGGATCACGGGATTCATTAAAGAAATAACGCTCCCAGACCTGATCACTCAGTGCCTCGCGGCGCAGTTGTTCCTGCTCGTTATCGGCAGCGTACAGAGTGATCAGGTTTGAAAGCGCAGAAACCGGCGCAACTTCCGCCGGGTCCAGATAAGGGTTAATAGCCTTTTTCGGGCTGTTCCATGAGAATGCTGCGGCGGCCTCGTTAAAGCCGCTGCAGTTGTTCATATCAGCATGGCTCATGCACGCACTCCGTACACGGCAGAACTATCCACGCCACGCGAATAATCAAATCCCAACCAGCAGCGCGGCCCGGAAACAGCAATGATTTCTGTTGCTGATTTACCCTCGCCAGCTGCCACACCGATGCTGCGTTTTACCTTGATATAGTGGTGAGTAAAATTGCGATACAGCGAACGGATCAGGGATGTGTCACTGTTAGAAACAATGACCGGATGTCCTTCTGATGACCGATGTTCAAGAACGGATGCCAGGTGATACTGGTCATCTTCAGTGAAACCATCAGTGTGATAGCCGGAAAACGTACCGTCATACGGCGGATCGCAATACACCACATCCCCCGCCTTCAACATCGCCAGCGTTTCATCAAAGCTGGCGCAGATAAACGTTGCTCGCTGGGCTTTTTCTGCAAATGCGCGAATTTCTTTTTCAGGGAAATACGGATTTTTATAATTACCGTAGGGAATGTTGAAATGCCCGCTCTTGTTATAGCGACATAAACCACGGTAACCGTGACGATTGAGATACAGGAAATATACCGCTTTCATGAAATCAGTAATCTCAGTTGAGTAATTAAACTCCTGCCTTATGTTGTAATAAGCTACCTCCCTGTTTGCGATCTCAAATAAAACTCTGGCGCGAGATATAAATGATTCACAATCAGCAGCAACCTTTTTATAGAGGTTGATTAAATCAGGATTAATATCCGCAACAAGATAGCTGGGGTACTCCGTCTCCATCATCACTGCACAGGAACCCGCGAAAGGTTCAACCAGTCGCGGGCCAGCAGGAAGATGCTTTTTCAGTTCGGACATAATGGCGGTTTTATTTCCCGCCCATTTCAGGATGGTGCTCATACAGCACCTCCGTTGTAATGTTTGCCTTTCAGCTCTGCGATTTCCTGACAGGTAATGCAAAGCTGCACACCCGGAATGGCACGGCGGCGTGCTGGCGGAATTGGCGCTTCACACTCAATGCAAAGCACGCGGGACACGCCCGGCGTTTTGGCACGGGCAGTACGGATATGACGCTGGCGTTCTTCTTCAACGCGCTGCTGTACGAGATCCATTGCATCAGCCATTAGTGGATCTCCTGCGCTTCGTTCTGGATTGCTTCAGCTGCCACACGCAGCAGTTCAGCCGCTTCAACGTGGTTTAGCTGGCGGGATGTGATATGGCACGCAAGGCTATCAAGGCGAGCTGCCATTGCTTCAGCTCTTGCCCGGCGTTCTTCCAGACGAGCCTCTGTCAGTAAAATATTAAGCCCTGCATCATCCGGTCCGGTTTTAGTCGTGAGGGTTTCAATATTACGCATAATCAATTCTCCTGAATTTAGGTAAAGGGATACCCGGCGTGTTTACGCCATGAAGTTCATTAGTTTGTTAATTCGGCATGGTTAGTCGTCTGGGGAATAAGCTCACTACTGCACGAAAATGATTCATTGCTTTAATCAACTCCCGCTTTTCGTCAGTGGTCAGCTCATTAATGCTGATGCTGTGACGTTCAGCTGGAATTTTTGCCATAAAGAATATGGCAGCCAGTGCCCGTTTATTTTGTTCGCTATTGATATCCCGTGGATCACGCATATCTTTAATAAACCGCTCAAGCTCTGACTCAATATTCAGGCCAAAAACTTTCGCCCTTAACTCCGCAATATGATTAAGTCCATTCAGGCGTTCACCGGGGCTTAATGGAACAGTTGCTGCAGCGCCATTAATTGCCATAATTCATATTCCCAAAACGCAACTATCGTTCTTTGTTCTTACGGTAACGTTCAAGAGGAGATACATTTTTTCGTATCGTCTCTTTAACCTGCTCTCCCCGTAAAAACGTCCCATCCCTTAGGGAAGGTGCGAATAAG